GCCGTTCAATAGCGGTAGCGTTATCACCATCAGCCCTGCGAACACGGTCTGCAATATCCTCAATCTTCCTTGCTTGTGCATTATCAGCCTCTCTCATAGCATTTTCAGCAGAGTCATACCCTTGCTTACGACCCGTTAAATAAATAGCGAGAACGCCTAATAAAGCTCCAGCCAAAGCAATCAGGTAGCCTTTGAACCTTAACCAGATTGCCATTGTCCTGTCCTCATCTGCGTTGCCATCTCTTTTGCTCGGTTAGGTGTTTGGCTTGCCCACAATGATTTAAGCATATTTTCAGCAGCGGCATCATAGTCACCAAGCTCAATTAGGTTTAAGGTGCTCTTAAACTGCAACAGACCATGCACGCCCATTTGAAATGCCATGTTTAATAGAACACCTTGCCTTGCATCATTTAATCGCTTAAAACTCGGTATAGAGCGATTGAGCGCCTCGTAGACACCATTAACATCGTTAGCCAATAAGTATTCTGCTTCTGTCTCACTAATGCCACCACCTTTGGATTTGTCAATCAAGCGACCATATCCAATAGTTAAATAACCAAGTGAGTCTTTATAAGCGTTACTAACGAAACCCTCATGCCTCTTGATCTGCTTGGTCGCTTTGGCTATCAAGTTTTGATTGTTTAATGACTCTGGCAATTGGGCTTGCACAGATGCAGATGATTCCAATGACTTTGAGGACTTCGCTTCCAACGTTTTCGGTAACGAGAGTCGGGAGAGAATTGATGACAATAGCGACATGATGGGGAAATAACTCCAAAAAAGTTAATAACGAGCCACCGATTATAGATAACCGAATAGACCACCACTTAGACCAATCTTTAACATCAGGGACTAAAGTCATACAGGTTGACCTCGAAAGTAAGCAATGTCATCAAGTACGGCACAGAACTCAGGTTGAATTAACCTACCGTTGCGAATAGACAACACAGCGAATCCTGAGCAATGGTTTTTAGGGTTATCTTCACCATACCCCATATGATCGCCATCTGTCTCGGCAAGTGTGCCAGTATCCACCCCCCAGCGAGTACCGTTATAGTCCGACAAAATGGTGGCTTGTAGGCGATGTAAATGACCCGTCACGATTGAAGTGCCAGACTTCAAAGCATTGTTGTAAGTTGCATGTAGTCCGTTGTTATAACGGTGTTTTATCATCAAGTTACGGTTGACCATAACTGACATACAGAATAGCCAACGTGGGAAATGGTCTTTCAGCGAAAAGCCTTGCAATCCTTCATACTCAGGTGCAAGGTTAGCTAACTTAGACTCGAACCGCATATCGTGATTACCGAGCGTAAAAATAAGTTTAGCGTTACCTGCAACTTTCTCTATCTCGTTCAGTCTATCTGCAACAGCTTCTAGCTCTTCCTTAACGGTTGGCATCTTAACAGTTGACCAAGATGCTTTAGGGTAGCGTGAGATTGATGCGCCATCCACAGCATCGCCATTCATTATGATAATTTCAGGCTTGTGTTTTTTAACAAGTTTGACTAACGCTTGGTGGGCTGTAGATACTTCATCGGGCCAGTAATGTGCGTCACTTGCTACAAAGATGGTGGCATTGTCGATGTCTACATCCATGCGACTCATGTAGTCACGAACGTAATAATCGGCAGCTTCAGAGTGGTCTGCAACTAAACGTATCTTGTATTTGTTCTCAATCCTTCTGCGTCTAAGGTAAACACCTCTGACTTCTAGTTTGAGTTTTTTGCTGACTGCTGATGCTGATTTAAGTTGATTCCATGCTTCTATAAAGTCAACATCTTTGATTCTGTCGCTCATTAGAACTCCATTTAACGCTTTAAGACACCCTCAATCACGACAGCCGTCACTAAACCGACAACAATCCAAATGAGCTTATCTACCAGCCTAAACACAGCACCACGGCTAATAGTCACTTTTTCTACATCAGCCATACGGTCTTCCATATTTAACTGACGTGCATCGTATGTATCCATACGGTTAAAGAGCGTTATGATGCGCTCCTCCATACGAGCCAAGCTAACAACGGCTTCGGAAAGTTTGTCAAGTTTTTGCTCAATCCTAGCAAGCCGCTGTTCTTCCATGTCTACACCAAATAAGATTTAACTAAGTATAATATAGCACCTAAAATGCTACCGCTTAGTGTTGCAACAATATCCAAAATGTCAGGTGTGCCGTGGCTTAAACTGTCAAACCATTCTTTTGCAAGAATAGCGGCAACAGCAATACATAGACCTATGCCCCAACCAAAAAATAGCGAGACTGACAACATAAGTGACAGCCCCGCTAATATACGCAATTGCTTAAGCAACATCAGCCTGTGCGGCTTGGTACGCAGCGACTACTTCTGCGGTATGAGTTGCCTCGCAAATGGCTTGTACCCGTGCATCTTCTGCGCTGTAGTCATCGTCTGGTGCTACTACATGGCGGTGGAATGTGCCTGATATTTGCTTTCCATCTTCCATGATGGCGGTCTTGGTGCGTACTTGTACGCAACCGTTTTCTAAAACTTCGATACGGTCAACTACTACTAGTTTTTCTAAAGCCATAACATTCTCCGAATGAAATCAAGGGTTAAATTAAGTTAGCCAATTGTTACAATGCTAAAAGTAACAGTACCACCAGTTGTGTTTTGAATAAGGTACTCAGAAGTGCCAGCATCCCAATAGATATTAAAGTCTTGTGCTGAAGCAGTTGCGCCCCACCAAGCCACATCACCTAGCATTAAGATAGTCCCGTGCGCTAATCCTCGTAATTGGTACAAAGCTGATAGATTATTTGATGCAACTATTAAGACTAATGATCTGGCTGATTCATTACAGAATTTTTTTGTCTGCCCTGCGGTAAGTGATAATTCTTTTGGCGCAAATCTTGAATAACCGTTATTTGGTTCTTGGTTAATATATTGCACAAGCCCACCAGCTTGCGACTCAGGCAAGAATGTAGTTGCGTTACCACCAAGCCAATAAGTACCACTATGAGATTGTGATTGTATTGAAACAGTAGATGTGGCAACGTTAAAAAATACATTTTCAAAGTTTATAAAATCACATTCTGCGGTTACATCTAACGCAACTTGTGTACCTGGATAAAAAATCTGCCTTAAATTTACTTTATCTACATTACGCAAATAAATGCCATTTACTGCACTACCACCGTACAAGTTTTCTAGCAATAGTTGTTGCAAGCGATAATTATGATTTATGTAAATAAAATACCCAGTAGTACCATCTTGTTGTTCATACCGAAGATTTTTAATTGTGAGCGCAAGTGACGTTCCAATTGTGTCAATGTCATCCCAATACAACCCATAATTGCCACCAATCCACGCTTGGTAACCATCAAATGTTACATGAGTCAAGTTCACGCCAGAATCAATTTGAACTACAGCTTTATCTGCTTTGCGGCAAGATAAATAACAATCTGAAAAATGAAAATGGTCAATCCCAATTCCTGCTGCGGTATGCGGTGCAGGAATCGGGCTAATACGAATCGGCACATCAGCAGATACGTTGAGACCACGCACCGCAGTTGTATCTCTGCCTTGAATCCACAAAAATGTTGAATAGTTACTGCCACCAGCCCAATGTGGGAATAGTGTTTGAATATTCTCAAGCAAACAAGAACTTACATCAATAATTGTAATTGCTCGTTTGTCGTAGGTTGTGTCATCAGAGTAAAACGCTATGTCTCGAATGGTATTTTGTACGCTTACAGAATTATCAAATTTTTGAAACAAAAAACAATCATCATTTGCTGTCGGAACAAAGTTAATTCTTGACGCTACACCATTGCCATATACAAAATACCTGTCGTATGCAAATGTAATTGTGCTAGTGACCTTGTATGTACCAGTTGGGAAATAGATAGCAACAAACCCATTTTTAACGTTGACTGCCGCTTGAATTGCAGTCGTGCTATCTGCTACGCCTGTTGGGTCAGCACCATAATCCAATACGTTAATTGATTCGCCTTGAATCATGCTGTAAGAAACTTTAGTTAAAGACATAATTATTCCTTAAGCAACTTGATAAGAGCCAGTAAACCAAATAACCCCAGAAACGCCCCACTCTGCGGCTGTTATTGTTTGCGTTCCTGTTGTGGCTTTCCATAGTACAGGGTTAACAGTAGTCGCACCTGCGTTAACTTGTCCAACTAAACTTTCGCCAGCTGTTATTGACATATTAGCGGCTAATCCACCAGACATCACACCTTGGTTATTTACTGAAGAAGATGATGCAAAAGGCAACCCACCTATTATAATGTTGCCAGAAGATGTACCGTGCCCGTTTGTACCCAGTCTAAAAACAACAGTCACTAGATTCCCAACTTTTGTGTAGTAGCCATTAGCCACGTTGATTGTTGCGCCAGAACCAGCAGCAGGTGTCCAAGTCGGAGTCCAAGTCCCTTCCTCATAGTCATCGAGCAACTCGGAGGTCATACCTGCGGCTTGACCGTCAGCAGAGAAGTCGATGCCTTTGCCTGATGTGCCGATGACAATATCACCGCCAACAAACCGATGCTTGGTTACGTTTGCATCACCATAAGTGTATTCGTTGCTGACGGATGCCGCAGATGGTTGAGCGTTATGCCCCCAAAATGCGTTATTTGCTCCAGATGTTAGAGATACGCCTGCGTTCCAGCCAAAGCCACTATTTTGACTGCCAGTACATAGAACTAATGTAGCCCTACCAAACGCAGCATTATAATTACCAGTTACATTAGAATAAAGAGCTTGGTCACCAACTGCGGTATTTTGTATTCCTGTAGTAAGCAATGC